ACTTTGAGAACGGATCAGTACTTACTGAGTCGGAATTAGATAGAGCTTATCAACACAATCGTTTCTTAGCGGAAGAGATAAGCGAGTTAAACGATCAATCACTGCAACGAGTACAAGGTAGTCTTGATTTTTCTGCTCAGAATCAGAACTTAAAAGACTTAGCTGATCCTGTTGATGCTCAGGACGCTACCACTAAGAACTATGTTGACGGAGCTATAACCAGTGAAGAGTCAGCGAGGATAGCAGGATTAGCACTTAAAGTATCTAAAGCAGGTGACTCGATGACGGGTGCGTTAGCTATGGGGGACAATAAGATAACAGGTGTAAGGAGTCCATCTGATGTTAATGATGCGGTTAATAAGATATACGTAGACAATACTATTTCTTCTATCGTTACGGGTACAGGAGTAGTTCCAGGTTTCGATAAGTTTACAGGCAACGGAACGGATACTGACTTCTCTTTATCTTTTACAACAAATGGTGTATCTTCAACTGTTATACTTGTAGCTATCGACGGTGCTGTTATAGACCCTAGTGATTACACTATTTCAGGAGGAGCAGATCAAATACAATTTACAACACCACCTGCTAACTTATCTGAGATACTTGTTATCGAGAGGGGATTTAAGCCTAAAGTAGATATTCCTACAGAGTATGATTGGGGGAGCGTAACAGGTGATCCAGTAACAGCGTCTTATAACTACGGTTTTATATCATGAGTTTATCAGTACAACTAAGAAGAGGAACAGCAGCTCAAAACAATACGTTTACTGGGTCTGCTGGTGAATTAATTTATACTACAGATACTAAGAAGTTATTTGTACACGATGGAAGTACAGCAGGTGGAGCAGAAGTAGGATCGTTAACCGCTGTTCCTGACGACTCTGTTACCTTCGCTAAGATAGAAGAGATACCTGCTAATACGATATTAGGTAATAATACTGGTAGTTCTTCTGATATAATAGAGTTAAGTGTAGCACAGACTCAGTCGTTATTAAACGTCGCTGACGGTGCTACTGCTAATGATAGTGACGCTAACTTAAAGAGCAGAGCTAACCACACAGGTACACAGACTGCATCTACTATCTCTGACTTCGATACAGAAGTAGCTAACAACTCTGCTGTTACAGCTAACACTGCAAAGATAAGTTATACAGATGCTGCTGCTGTGGCTTTAAACACTGCAAAGGTAACAAACGCTACACACTCAGGAGACGTAACAGGAGCAACCACTCTTACTATTGCAAACAGTGCAGTAGACTCCGACAAGCTATCAACAACATTAGACTTTGGATCAATCGCATAACAACTACATAGAACCATGCCAAACATACAAGTAAAACTTAGAAGAGGAACCACCACAGAGCACACATCTTTTGCAGGTGCTGAAGGAGAAGTAACCGTAGATACCGATTTAGATACACTTATGGTACACACTGGAGGCTCTGCGGGGTCAGGGGTTCGTTTAGCAAAACACAGTGAACTAGGTGGAGCAGGTGCAGGAGGTACTGTTACTGAAGTAGATAGTGGTACTGGTTTAGTTACAAGTCCTGTAGGCGGTATTACTGCGACAGGTACGATAGGTATAGCTGACGGTGGTGTTGATACTTTACAACTAGCTACAGGTGCTGTTGAGACGGATAAGATAGAGGACTTAAATGTTACTACGGGCAAGATAGCTGACGACGCTGTTACTGCTGACAAACTAGCTCACACTACTGTTGCACCTGGTACTTATACGAACGCTGACATCACAGTAGACCAACAAGGCAGACTTACAGCTGCTGCTAGTGGAAGTGGTGGAGGTGCTGCTGGTACTCCTAACTGGAATAGCGGGTGGGTAAGTACAGACGGTACTACAGCTGTAGCTAATGGGGCTACTCTTGATTTTACACATAACTTAGGCTCTGAAAACTTGATTGTTCAGGTTTACATGGCAACTAGTGCAGCAGGTGCTAACTCTGTTAAAGTTGATGCACAGATTCGTTTAGATGTAAGTAGTTTAGAATACGGGGCTATAATCCAAGGCGTTACAACTACAGGATTAACAGTTCAGTTAGCATCGAGCGGATGGATAATTTGGGATAGTAGCGGTCAGTTTACAAGTAATAACTGGGGAACTACATACACACACATCAAAGTAGTAGCGAGTGCTAGTGCGACGGTTGGTGCTATTTCTAAGTACGATAGTGGGTGGTTTAATGACACTACAGGTTTATCTAACGGAGGTACTTATTCTTTCACACACGGACTGGGGACAGCTGCTGCTCAAGTTCAAGTGTGGATGGCTACCGATAATAGCGGGTCTGACATTAAGATGTGTATGCACGAAGCTGTAGACGGAGCTGGTACTTCCAATATTAATTACAACGCTTGGATTACAAACATAACAAGCACTGCCTTAGAAGTTCAACTAGGAGCACAATCGGTATACTATAACAGCGCAGGTACTCGTGTTGCTTCAAGCTGGACTAGTGGTACATACACACACATCAAAGTAGTAGCTATAGGATAACAGACAGATGACTGAATCTCTCTCCCACTTCTTAGATACTGCTCTTGGCGTAATACTTGCCGTGATTGGTTGGATGATAAAGAAACTGTCGGACCGCTTAGAGAACGACGAGAAACGCCTGACTAAGATAGAGGTTGAGTTAGCAGCACAAAGTGAAAGAGATACTGCTGTTGAGAACCGTATGAGTGGATTAGAGACTACTGTTAAAGAAATCAATAGTAAGTTAGATAGAATGATGGAGATATTAATTAAACGATAATGAGCTTATATAAAAACATGAACAGACGGAAGAAGCTCGGTATTAGCCGTAGTAAGAAGAAGTCTACCGTTACACCTAAAGCATACGCTAACATGAAGCGTGGGTTCCCTAAGAATAAGAAGTAAGCGTCGTTGGAAGTGCTAACAGATGGCTAGACCTACCAGAAGACCTGTAGTACGTCCTAATCCGTTGGCGTTTCAACAGCGTACTATTTCTGCTGTGTCGTCTGCTGTAGCTACAGAGAACAAAGAGAAAGCTGACAATCTACAATCTAAAGTTACTTCATTGGAGAGTGATCCGTTTTTCGTTACGATTGACGGAGGTAGCCCTGTATTAGACGAGACTGATATATTTGACGGAGGACAAGCTGATGCCTAGTTTTACCAAACGTATACAATTAAGAAGAGGAACCGCTACTGAATGGAGTAGTGAGAACCCTGTGTTGTTAGAAGGAGAAGTAGCTATTGAGTTAGATGCAGGTCGTAATCGTATTAAGATAGGTGACGGTACATCTGCTTGGAATGACCTTCCTTACTTCCTAGATGCACGTGAAGAAGAGGTAGGAGATCATAGCGAGTTCCTTGAAGGCTTGACAGGTGATCCATAAACCACTAACAAGTGTCGGATTTAAACACCTAAAAATGAAAAGAAAATATGAGCGTATGGTATCTAATGGGACAAAGTGTCAGAAATTTATTAATCTCTCTTACGAGTACTAGCAAAGCAATCCTGGATACTGAAAGTAATATCCAAGCAAGAACAGGCGATGATTTAGGAACGATGGCGTATGCTACCGATACTAATAAATTGTATGTATTTACTGACTCAGGATGGCAAGCCGCTCAATAGTTTTGACATATCATAATCACTAACATAAATATAAAACACTAATGGCAAACATACTTCAACAAATCGGAACAACCGTTAAGTCGAAGCTGGATGACAAGGTAGATAAATCGGATGCAGTTACAGACTTCTTAAAGTCTATTCTCGGCTTTCCTGAAGACACCGTTTCACCAGAAGTAGACACGGCAGCAAACATCACGGCTAGAACTAGCGACGACCAAGGTACTATTATGTACGGTAGCGATACCTACGACTTGTATGTCTTTGACGGAAGCAACTGGCAGGTCTACAACAACAGCTAAAAAAATAATAAAACACAATGAGTGATATTACATTAATTGATGATAGCGAGCAGTCTTCGCTAGTAACTAATGGACTCGTCAAGAATGGCGAACTCTATTTAAAGAAAGCAGGGAGTACCAGTGCTGGTGCTATTGTTGCTTATGATAACGGAGTGTGGAGAACGTTTGCTAATGAAGCTGGTGGTGGTTTTAGTAATGCCTACAGTGTAGAATTTGACGGCAGTAACGAATATGTCGATATAGGTGATTTAACAGCCCTTAATAGTGCTTCGACTTTTTCCATGTCAATGTGGTGGAAAACACCTAGTAGTTCTGAGAAAATAATGGTAGGTGACTCTGCCCCAGATGCAACAGGGATCGGGATGTATCAGTGGAGTACTGGAGTCTTTTACGTACACGCTGGTGCTAGTAATGTTTTTTCATCTGGCATAACTGTACCTGGTTACAACCAATGGAACTTTGTGTTGGTTACTTACAACTCGTCAGGAAGTGTTAAAGCTTATTTTAATGGAAACACAACCCCTGCAGCTTCGGTATCCGCTACCGCATTAAGCTCTTCAGCTGGAGATGGTTTTAGAATTGGAAAGTACGAAGGTTATCCTTCTGCTTATAGTGAGGGACTCATTGATGAGGTTGCTATTTTTAGTAGCGAACTTAGTAGCTCAGACTCTGAAACACTTTGGAACAGCGGAGTACCTGCGGATATATCTTCTCTTAGTCCTCTAGGACATTGGAGAATGGGAGATAATGACTCAGGAACAGGTACTACTGTAACAGATCAAGGTAGCGGAAGTAATGACGGTACTCTTATAAATGGTCCTACCTTCTCTTCAGACGTTCCTTCTTAATAAACTTAATAACTATGAACGATAGACAATACGTAATTCTAACTAGTGAAGAAGTATCTTCCGTCAACTTTGACGATGTACTTGAAACTTCAGTAGACACACTAAGATACAATGTAGCGGGGGATGAAACCTTTGTTAAATATGCAGGTGCTAAACCTCGTTGCTTGTACGGTAAAGACACTCTCAGCCACTCAGCTATGCTTACGGTATTAGCAGACGAAGCTTGGACACAACCTATGGAGGAAGAATAAGACATGGCTAAATTAAATACAGTCACATCAGGAACCCGTCCTGCGTCGCCAGCTGCTGGTGAAACGTACTTTGAGACGGACACTAATAAAGTTATCATTTGGGACGGTTCTGCTTGGACGGAGCTTGCTTCGGATAGTGGAGGAGCAGCTTTTAGTAATGCCTACAGCTTAGAATTTGATGGTACTAACGAAGCTTTGCATGGTCCACTAGATAGTAACAACGCGCCTATCGCTTCTTCTCAAATTACACTAGGAAGCGGTGACGCTTGGACTATAAGTTTTTGGTACAAGAATGACAATGTAAGTATTAATGATACTAGCTTATTTAACGGTGCAGGAAGTGATTATTTTAGATTTAATGTTAACGCATCAGGTCACGCGAACATCATGGTTTATGATGGGAGTATGCGCGTAAGGACGGGAAACCAGCCAACAATCGATTTGAGAAATTGGACGCACGTGGCATACACGCATGACGGATCAGGACTTCACAAAATGTATGTCAATGGGTCGCTGCCTGTTTTTGCTGGATATGGTGATGGAACTGCCACTTATACAGGTGATTTTCAAACTTACGGTTGGATTTACGGAAGAGCAAGCACCGCAACACCTGATGCTTATTTGGATGAGGTGGCATTTTTTGCTTCTGATTTAAGTTCAAGTATTTCCACGCTCTACAACGGTGGAGTAGCAGGAGATCTAAGTTCTCTTAATCCTACTTATTGGTATCGTATGGAAGAAGGAAGTGGATCATCTGTAGCAAATAGTGGTTCTGTGGGTTCAGGTGCTGATCTTGCAACATCAAACAGTCCAACCTTCTCAACTGACATACCATCTTAATAATCATGAGAAACTACGTAATCATCGACGCTTCGGAAGTTCCTTCTGTTGACTTTAATAACGTCCTTGAAACCTCAGCATCTACCCTTCGGTATAATGTTGCAGGTGATAAGACATTCGTAAAGTATGAAGGAGCTATGCCACCTTTTCTATTAGGCAAAGACACTTATAGCCACGCTCAAATCCTTGAGGTTTTAGCAGGTGAAGAGTGGACTGCCCCGATGGAAGAACTTTAACATCAACAACAATAACAACTATAGTTAAATACTAATATGCCAGATACATCATCTATATTCTATCAAATCGGTCAATCGACCAAGAGTGCTATTGCAGTAGAAGAAACACGTGCGTTAGCTGCCGAAGCTACACTTCAGTCGAATATCGACTCCGAAGCTTCCAGTCGTGCAAGTGCTGATACTACCCTGCAATCTAACATCACTGCTGAGGCTTCAAGCCGAGCATCTGCTGACAGTACCTTACAAGGTAACATCGACTCAGAAGCAAGCAGCAGAACATCCGCTGACTCCGCTATCCAATCCGAACTTGACGCTACTCAAAGTGGTGCTGGTCTAGGTGTTGGTGGTTCGTACTCAGCTAATGCTTCTACTAACTACATTACTTCTGTAAGTACGTTGGTTGGTGCTGATGAAGCTCTTGACGGACAGATCAAAACTAACGCTGACGCTATCTCTTCTGAAGCAAGTACTCGTGCATCTGCCGATACAACTCTTCAGTCGAACATTACTAGTGAAGCTTCTTCTCGTGCTAGTGCTGACACAACTCTCCAAAGCAACATTGATGCTGAAGAGACTGCCCGTCAAGCTGCTGACTCGACCCTTCAAACAAACATAAGTGACGAGGCAACTGCTAGAGCTTCCGCTGATACGACTTTACAGTCCAATATCGACGCTGAAGAAACTGCACGTATTGCTGCTGTTAGTGGTGAAGCTACTGCTAGAGCATCTGCCGACACGACTCTTCAATCGAATATCGATTCCGAAGCTTCGACTCGTGCTTCTGCTGTTTCCAATCTTGATACCATCAAAGCTAACCTTAGTGGTGCTTCCTTCACAGGAGACGTAAGTGGAACCAATCTTGTACTTAGCGGTAACTTAACCGTTCAAGGCACGACTACTTCCCTTGAAACCACCAACTCCCAAGTTAAAGATGCTATCATGCTTCTCAATGACGGAGCTGGTTCAGGTGCTAACAACGGTAACGACGCTGGGTTTATCATTGAGCGTGGTTCTTCCGACGACGGAAACATCGCTGCTGTATACGACGAAGGTGAAGACAAGTTTGCTTTCTACAAAACTTCAGCTGGTGCTACTTCTACTGACATCAGTGGAGACGACGGAAGTGCTTCTTTGATCGACGTTAAAGCTAACGACGTTGTTCTTGGAGACGGAAACAATCTTGGATCATTGGCTGACTTTACAGCTGCAATGGCCTAACACCAGTTTGCTATATGAGTTCGAAAAGTAAGAAGAAGGATACAGTCGCTTTAACTTTTCGTCTCGCAAGCTCGCAAAAGAAGGAGGTAGCTAAGGTCGCCAATACGCTCGGCCTTAGCTCCTCCGCTCTTCTGCAATCGTGGGTTACCCGTATACTTAATAACATGAACGGACGAGGCGACCACGACCAACTGCTGAGAGACTAAAAAGAAAATTATATGAAGGATCACGTAGAAGGAGCTAAACTTGCTGATGGGTTAACAAAACTATGTTCAGCATCTATTGATTTTATGAAGTCTATGGAGGAGTATAATCCTTCGTTGATGAATATGATTAGACAGTACTTAAAAGATAACAACGTAACTGTTGACAACCGTAGCGGTACTGCTTTGGATCAACTAGGTACTGACTTCAATACGTTACCTTTTAACGAAGAACAAGAAACACCTATAGAGAAACAGCTTTAATAACTTGCTCTTCCCTACACACCCTTAGAGTCGTCACTGCATTAGTCGGGGACGGCTCTTTTACTTTACAACATGAAGAAACACCAAGAGATACCTGAGAGTCTTAAAGACTTCCGTAACTTCCTATACATCGTATGGAAACATCTTAACCTTCCTGATCCTACTGAATTACAGTACGACATAGCTGACTATATGCAGCACGGTCCTAAGCGGTCGTTAATCATGGCGTTTCGTGGAGTAGGTAAGTCCTGGGTTTGTAGTGCATATGTAGTACATCAACTCCTACTTAACCCTAGTAAGAACATACTTGTTGTATCTGCTAGCAAGAATCGTGCCGATGACTTCTCTACTTTCACTCTACGGATCATCCAGGAGATACCTATACTTCATCACCTTAAACCTACAGAGAACCAACGATTCAGTAAGATAGCTTTTGACGTCGGACCCAGTCCTGCCTCTCACGCTCCCTCTGTTAAATCTCTAGGTATCTCCTCACAGTTAACAGGTAGTCGTGCTGACATCATCGTTGCTGACGACGTAGAAGTACCTAACAACTCTGCTACTCAAGGTATGCGGGATAAGCTGGATGAACAAGTAAAAGAGTTCGAAGCTATCCTTAAACCCTTAGACACCTCTCGTATCCTTTTCCTCGGTACTCCTCAATGTGAAGACTCTATATACAACAAGCTACGAGACAGAGGCTACAACGCCCGTATATGGCCTTCTGAGTATCCGAATGAGATAGAAGTCGATACGAACTACGGAGGCGATCTAGCACCTCTCCTGAGTAATAACATAGATGAAGACACTGTGGGTACAACTACAGAACCTACTCGCTTCACTAATATGGACCTAGAGGAACGTAAGATGTCATACGGTCGTACTGGGTACGCTCTACAGTTCATGCTTAATCCTAAGCTCTCTGATGCTGATAGATACCCTTTGAAGATTAACGACCTTATCATATTAGATGTAGATGTTGATACGGCTCCTGAGAAGGTGCTGTGGTCCTCTGATAACGATCTAGCTGATAAGACACTGCCTAATGTAGGTTTGAGTGGTGACCGCTTTAAACGACCCTTTAAGACGATCGGTGATAACGTACCTTACAGTGGTTCTGTTCTTTCGATTGACCCGTCAGGTAGAGGTAAGGATGAAACAGGGTACGCTGTTGTCAAGATGCTTAACGGTCAACTGTTCGTTCCTGATTGTGGTGGTCTTAAAGGTGGATACGATGAAGTAACTCTTAAACGCCTGGTCGCTATCGCTAAGGATAACAAAGTTAACAGAGTAGTTATAGAGTCTAACTTTGGTGACGGTATGTTTATGGAACTGATTAAACCTCTGTTTCGTACTTCTTACCCTTGCTCTATAGAAGAAGTAAGACATAACAAACAGAAGGAGCTTAGAATCGTAGACACCTTAGAACCTGTGTTAAACAGTCATAGACTTATCTTTGATCCTTCTTGTGTTACTAACGACTATAAGAGTGCTCTTAGCTACCCTATAGAACAACAGACTAAATATATGCTGTTCTATCAGTTAACAAGGATAACAAGAGATAGAGGTAGCTTGGCTCATGATGACCGTCTTGACGCTCTATCAATCGCTGTTGGTTATTGGGTACAGCAGATGGCTGCTGACGTTAACCAAAACATAGTTGATAGGAAACAAGAACTGTTACAACAAGAGTTAACAAAGTTTACTGACTCCTTCTATAAGAAATCTAACAAAGCTGATAGAGCTTTACTTTGGAGTTAATATAACAACTCTGCTTACTTATCTATACTACTACTACTATATTGTAAGGTGTTTTCTTACTTAGTGTAGATACAGTTATAAGTTATCTATACAGCTGACGTCAAAACTGCTACTCCTCCTCTTGGTTTATATATGTGTAAACACATCTCCCCTTTTTAAAAGCTTTGTTTAAAGAACGTTATAACTTTAGTTTTCGAAAGAACGAAGTATGAGAAAGCTACAACAACTTTTGAGTAGGAGTAGTTTAAAGCGTCTACTACTTACTACTGTTAATATTATTATGTGTGTTATTCGTCTAAAGCGAAGTCTAACTAGGCGTTAGGGCCATTATAGCATTTATGAACCATTACAGGTTTGTTGTAAAGCCTAAAGTCCTAAGTAGCTGTTTGTTAGTAAGTTATAACATGGGACATTTTGTCACACCTGATTTAAAGCAAGAGTCTTTACTTGTTAAACATCTTTAGGTAGAGTAGTAAGCAAGTATGAATAACAACGACCAAACAGACTCTTTTATGTTCGACTTAGATAATCTGATCAGGAGATACCAGCAGGAGTTCGAGCTTAACGACCAGACAATAGTAGGCTCGTTGGAGTTCGCTAAGCTGACCGTTTTGACTGATTCTAACATACTGTTTACCGAGGATGACCTGGACGATTTTAAGGACGAACCAGGAGACTTTATCAGTCCTAACTTCTAAAAGCTTGGTATATCAAGCAGCAAGTTACGTTTAAGATTAGTCGAAAAAATCTGAAAGGCTTACGCTATATACGCGAACTTTAATTTACCCCTTGGGTACCCTAAGTTTTTTTGTAGGGTAGGGGATCACTTTGTTAGATATTTATAGCTCTACTATTGATCTATGCTACTAATCAGATTGCACGGTTCCATAAGTAGCTGATAATCAACAAAACTGAGTTCGTCAAATATGTATTATGTCTAATCGCTTAAGGCTTTTAGAAGGTAAGCATGATTCGTGCCAGACTTTCTAGTATTGTTATCAGTAGCTTAATAGTTTGATTGGGTTTCAATGTTTCATATCATTCTATCATGATGCGTTGATATGTATTTTTGATATTTCGAGCCGTCATCACCTTTCACCACATTTGGAAGTCTCACGATCTTAACCGCTTAAACACTGAGCTTTTACTTTCAATACTTTCATAAATCACTACTACTGCCAGACTTACAACAATATCGTTCGCTTAAAATCGTTTTGCTTACAATTATCTAAAACTTTTTTGAATATTTCTATTCTTTGTTAATCAGCTACTTACAACACAATTAAAAAGTTTTTATTTACAAGCTTATTAAATTATGGCTTAAAGAAAATCATATTTATTTTAACTTATAACCAACACACATCATGAAAATCCTAGAAACAATTACATTGCAACAAGCTTTAGAATGGCAAGACACAGACGAAAGGGTCTGCTACATATGCGACACTTTTGACATTTATGCTCACATGACAAACACGATTGAATTAATCGAATCTTATATGGCGCATTTACTTTCATTCGAATCTTAATCAACACTACAACCCACACACACTATGAAAATAAAACACGCTAAAGAAATAACAGGAGGGCTTAGTAATCCTTCAAAGATGCCTAGTAAAGCTTATTCTATACCTGCGAGCCGTTGTCATGTGGGTAGTAAGCTTGCAAAGGTTAAAGGCTCAGTATGCGAAGGATGTTACGCATTAAAAGGTATGTATCGTTTCGGCAACGTGCAAGATGCTTTAGAAAAGCGTTTTCAATCTTTAGGCAATACTGCGTGGGTCAATTCAATGGCTTTATTAATAAGCAAGCAGTCTAAAGACTTTTTTAGGTGGCATGATTCAGGAGACATTCAAAGTGTAAACCATCTTAAAAAGATTGTTGATGTTTGCAAGCTTACTCCTGACACAAAACACTGGTTACCTACTAGAGAATATAAGATAGTAGAAGATTATATTAATCAACACGGCTCTATACCTTCGAACCTTATTGTTAGGTTATCGGCTCACAAGGTCAACTTTCCTGCACCTACTAAATTAGCTAAAAGATTAGGAGTACAAACGTCATCCGTTACCACCTCAAAGGATACCTTCACTTGCAAAGCTCCTAATCAAGAAAACGCTTGCAAAGATTGTAGGTTATGTTGGAACTCTAAAGTTTCAAATGTCTCTTATCTCAAACACTAATACAAATACACACATGAAAAACTCAATCGACAAATCCTTATTAAAGTTTGCAAAGGCTCAAAGCGAGCCCCAACCATTCGAACCTACAAACAAGAAACAATTAGCACTTGTCATTCTTCTAAGCCCTCTTATCGCATTAGGTGGATGGGTATTCTTATTAATCCTATGCATGAAAGAGGGCAACTAAGATGACTGACACAAAAGAGAACCAGGAGCACATACAGGCTTTAGAAACTAACCTTTACAATTTGTTAAGGCACTTGCAACAAGTCAAAGACGATAGGAAAAACGGATGGCAAGCCGAAGTATGTTTACATGAAACTAACCTTTATTTAGGCAAAGCTTTAGAAGCCTATCAAGAAATATACGACCGATGAATAAAATACTACTACTCACAACTTTATTGTTAACTGCCAGTTGCAACTCTTACAAGCTAAGCGATCATGCTATAGACACTTGCCCGTCCGATGAAGGCTTTTCTTGTCCGATTGACGGAAGCCCTTGTCCATTTTGCAGATGACAGCACCTAAACCTAAAACCTGCATCACGTGTGGCCTAGAGCTACGGGGGCACGATATAGAAGGCGATTACTGCCTTACCTGTCTCCAAGCTTTAACTCCACACGTTAGCTTTGATGGTGGATATTATAGTCCGCAAGCCCTCATAAAAATGGGCAAGATTAAACAAACCCTAAATGACAATAACCTAAACAAGAAAGATAAAGAATCATGAGCATGATAAGTTTCCTGTCGCTAGTTATGCTGGCAATAATATTAATCAGTATTTTATATTCAGATGACTGTTGAAATACTTAAACCTAAACACATGATAGAGGAGTTAATGTTTTATATACACCAGGAGGAAATGGGAGGTGAGTGTCTTGATCCTGATAACCGATTTTTCCCATTGTATTTAGAGTTGCAGAAACTCTTAGATAAGTTAAACAACAACGATGAGAAACCTTACGTGTCCGTGAAAAATGATGAAAGCAACTGAAATTAATACTAATAATATAAACCAAATAGAAAGCGGTGAAATAAACGGTTACGATGTTTACATACATAAAATGTTTGATGATTTATGGACGCTTCAAATAGTAGGCCCAGCTCCTGAGTTTGAAAACTTTGAGTTGGATTGTGAGAGCTTCAACGAAGCATTAGAAAATTATAACATTGAAGTAAATTACTTGAGACAAAACGCCAAACTTAGACCTTGTTGGTTAGACTATTAATAACACCATGAGAAACTATCAGGAAAATAAACAAATGAATCCATTAGAGCACATATTAAAATTCCTTCAAACAAAGAAGGCAGAGCTTGTGTTGCAAGAGCAAAGTGATCAGTTTTTATTTGAACTTAACCAGACATTAACTGAGAGAGACGAACTTGAGACACCTATTACAAACACGGTACAAGAGAAAGGCGCAAGTGCGTATCAACAAGTAACTAACTTATTAAACTTTTTAAAAGAGTTAGAGTGGGATGACTTCCATTGTGAGCTTAAAGACACGCGTATTACTATCGATAGATCACGCAAAGGACATAACATCGAAGGCAATTATCAGTCAGGTTTTGAGTTATGCATTATTGATTACGATGGTAAACAAAGAGAGTACGTGGGTAAAGCTTACTATCAGCTCGGATTGAGCGAAGATGGCATTGAGTGCGAGAGTGTATACCCAAAGATTGATTTGATAGATGCTGATAAAAAGAGAGAAAAGAAAGAGTTTTACAAAAAGGAAGGAAGGTTTAATTAAGATGAGAAACTGTAACTACGATAGCTGGCTTACTTCTTTCCTTGACTATGAGGATGATGATGAATTTAATCCCGAAGACTTTACTGAAGAAGAGATCGAAGCGAGGCGAGAAGAAGCTTTGATTGAGCAGTACGAACGAAACAAACAAACAAACGACTGAAGAGATGGACGAAGACGAAGACGAGGACGGACGCGAGCTTACACAGAGAGAAGCTGAAACGATCATGCAAATGGTCACTGATGGATGCGAATTATTCTGGGCTAACACCGAGTTGAAGTACGATAAACACTTAAACATAGTCAGAAGCGACATTCCGCGTGTCCGTCCTCGTGTGTGGTTTAATCATATGCCGATCAGAGTTAAGAAAGATAAAGATGCCCAGTAAAGCTGAGAACGAGATGAAGGAGTGGGGCAAGGCAACTTACCGCCAGTTCCAACAGCTTTATAAGGAAGCGGAGAGAGCAAGTGAGTTGGAAAGCTCTAAGCGTATCCTTGGTAAGCTTGCACCTGAGTTAGCAACACCTATTCAAGACTTCTTTGGAAGGTTTGCCACTGAAGATAGCCCGTCTATGCCTTTATGGTTGTGCTATATCGCAGACTTTCACCCTCAAATGGTAGCACATATTGGATTGAAGACTTTGTTAGATCGGATGTACGCACCTGACCGACACTTCACTGCTCTTTCTCTTGAAATAGGTAAAGCATTTGAACAGATAGCACGGCAGAAAGTAGCTGAAGAGACTGTACCTAAGAATAAGATGCACGGTATCAAGCATAAGAAGAGCAGACAATCTAAGTTCCGTAGGTTCTATAAAGTAGAGAAGAATAACCGACGGTTTAAAGTGTGGGATAAACGGCACAAAGTATCGTTGGGTGCTTGGTTGTTGGGAGAGATACAGAAACATACAGGCTTGATTGAATTTAGAATCGAACGGATAGGTAAGAAGAAGCGTAAAGATGTAGTGCTCACTAAAGAGTTTACTGATTGGGTACGACGCTTTGATTCGTGGCGCGAGATGTTAGACCCTATGCGAATGGCTTTACCTGAAAAACCTAGAGATTGGGTAGACTTTTACACAGGTGGATACGAAACCTTTAACGACTGCTTTGTAATGAACCGTGTGAACGGTAGTAACTACGAGTTCGCCAGCATGAAGAACATTTACGCGGCCGTGAACAACATTCAAAGAGTACCTTGGAAGATCAACAAGAAGATACTGGATGTAGCACAGAAGTGTTGGGATTTGGAGCGTGTGTTTGAGTTTCACGAAGTGCCTATGCAACCGTACCTTGAAGGTGGACACGAGAAGCCTGAAGAGTTGAGGATTTGGAAGGCTAAGCAAGATAAGATCAGGCGAATGAACGAAGCGAGACGTAGCAAAAGGCTACAACACGCCAAGGTCATGCACTTAGCTAAGAAGTATAGTGAATGGGATGATGTTTACTTTCCTACTCGTGTAGATTACAGAGGTCGTGTGTATTATATGCCAGCTTATCTGCATCCACAAGGCTCTGACTTAGCTAGAGGTTTGTTACAGTTTGGAAGAGGTGAGCAAGTAGTAGATGAAGATGACTTAGAGCGTGTGTTAATACACGGTGCTAATGCTTACGGAGTAAAGGGTAGTTTAGACGAACGGTTAGCGTGGATAGAAAGTCGTAAGCAGGAGATACTGGAGTGTGCTGAGGACTCAATGACTAACGATTGGTGGACGGAAGCGAGTGAACCGTTTGGGTTTCTTGCTTTTTGTTTTGAGTACCAACAGTTCACAGAAGAAGGATACGGATACACCTCACACTTTCCTGTACGTATGGACTGCAGTAATAACGGTATGCAAATATTGCACTTGCTACTCAGAGATACAACACACGCCAAGCACTGCAACCTAGTACCTGACCAACCTGTCGGAGATATGTACCAGCACGTAGCTGATCTTGTTTACGAACGATTGAAAGAACAAGCTAGTGAAAGCTACATAGCAAGTGAGTGGTTAAAGTACGGAGTGACTAGAGCTATGGCGAAGGCTGCTGTTATGAACAAACCGTACGGTCAAGGATTCTTTCCTGTGTTGGGTAGGTTCTTATCTATAATCGGAGACAATCATCCGTTTGAAGATGGAGAACAGATTGACGGTATCAATTACTTAGCCAGACAGTTTAACGAGGTAGCACGTGATGAGTTAGACAGTGTTGACCGAGTAAGACGGTTCCTTAGACCGTGCACTACAGCAGTAGGTAATGAGATGTTAAGGTGGACTACACCGTCAGGCTTTAAAGTAGTACAAGGATTAACAAAGACTAAGCGTATCCAATGTCGTACAATTGTAGGTAACATAGAGACTAAGATTGAATACCAAGGACCGACTGATCAGATTGATCCGAAGCAACAACGAAAGAGTATCACTGCTAACTTTATCCACGGATTGGATGCTTCTATTGTTCATCGTTTAGCGTACGATATGGCGTACGACATGGGCTTTGTTCACGACTGCTTTATCAGTCACGCTTCCAACGCACGAAAAGTACACCAAGATGTACGAAACACATACAAGACTTTCTTTTCTGTTGACTTACTAGCCGAGTTCAGATGTGAGTTACAGAATCAATACCCGACAGCAAAGTTGCCTGACCTGCCTGAACTTGGGACACTAGATGTCTCGCAAATAGATCGAGCAATGTACCTGCTGTCTTAACAACAACAAAAATAAATCGAGAGATAAAATGAGTATACAAGCAAGAAAGAAACACGACATAATAAAGTTAAGTGGGATCGGAAAGTTCTGCTTTCTTAACAAGCCTAGCAAAAAGTTCAAGCCTGAGTTTGGGGAGTACATATGCGACACCGTTGTAAGTGAGGAGGTAGCGGAAAAAGTTAAAGCACAGCTTCGCCCTGTTTATGAGCAAGAACTAAAAGCTAGAACAGACCTTGAAGGTAAGGAACTAAAAAAAGCTGAGTTACCCTTCGTTGAAAGTGAAGACGGAACTCTTATTAAGACTAAGCTTAAAGGTGGTCACCGCACTAAAGAAGGCAAGGTATACGAATTTAACGTAGCTTTGTTCGATGCATCCTGTAACCCTTTACCTAAAGACGTACAAGTATGGGGTGGAAGTAAAGTCAATGTAGCTGTACGACCTAACTTTTGGTACACAGCTTCTCTTGGTTTTGGTGTCACGTTTGAGATACAAGCAGTACAAGTTGTTGAGTTAGCTAACGGTGGAGTGAGTAGCGTTGCCGCTGAAGCTTTCGGACTTACCAGTGAAGAAGGATACGTAGCAAATGGCGGTGAAACCCTTGACCAAGTATTCGATGCCGAAGAGACAAGCGAAGAAGAAGAGACCGTCAAAGCGAACTTCTAATTATCGTTCTGGATTCGAAGCTAAACTAGCAAATCAATTACAGCGTAGTGGTGTTGAGTTTCAATACGAGACATTACAACTTGAGTATAAAAAAGTATCGACTTACACTCCTGACTTCATACTCCCCAACGGCATCATCATTGAAGCCAAGGGGTTATGGGTCACGGAGGACAGGACAAAACATCTGTTAGTCCGCGAGCAACATCCACACCTAGATATAAGAATGGTGTTCATGAATGCAGGTAACAAGATACGAAAGGGAAGCTCAACATCCTACGCTAGTTGGTGCGAAAAGAAAGGAATTAAATATGCAAACAAAGTTATACCTAAATCATGGCTATCATCCAAGCACATCAACCCTGTGACAAGTGTGGGTCAAGTGACGCAAGAGCCTTCAACGATGACGGAAGCTCCTATTGTTTCAGTTGCCAAGATCATAGTGGACGAAGTGGAGGACAACGTATGACTACACCTACACCAACAAGTTTTATCAGTGGAGAACCACAAGCTATAGCACGTCGAAACTTAACAGAAGAAACGTGTCGGAAGTGGGGATACTGGGTAGGTAAAGACCAAGGCGAGTGGGTACAGATAGCTAACTATAAGACACGAGACGGTAAACCTGTCGGTCAGAAGATCAGGCGAGCCGATAAGAAGTTCGCAGTGAAGGGTGAGCTGATGGGCTTGTACGGTCAGCACCTGTGGAGAGACGGAGGTCGTCGAGTGGTTGTAACTGAAGGAGAGATCGATGCACTCAGTGTCAGTCAAGCTATGGATAACAAGTGGCCTGTAGTATCTGTGCCTAATGGTGCAGGAGCTGCAAAAAAATATGTAGCACAAGCTATCGATTGGTTAGAACGGTACGAGAAAGTAGTCTTCTGTTTTGATATGGATGATGTCGGAAGAAAAGGGGCAGCTGAATGTGCAGCACTCCTCACTCCTGGCAAGGGATACATAGCAGAACTACCACTCAAGGATCCAAATGATATGTTGACCAGCGGTAAGTCGAAGGACTTGATCAGTTGTTTATATGATGCAAGAGAGTATCGACCTGACGGAATAGTAAACGGTAAAGAGTTGTGGGATTTAGTGAGCAATCGCGACGAACACAAAGCAGTACCGTATCCTTACTTCAGCTTAAACGAGTTAACCCACGGCATGAGACTAGGAGAATTAGTTACGGTATGCGCGGGCAGTGGAATAGGAAAGTCTCTGTTCTGCCGTGAGATAGCTCATCATCTACTGGGTCTTGGCGAGACGGTAGGTTATATAGCGTTGGAGGAATCCGTCAGGCGTACTTGTCTTGGTATCATGGGCATTCATTTGAACAAACCGTTACACTTAGAAGAGGATGAGGTAGAACAAGAAGCTTTGTTACCTGCATTTGAAGAGACGGTAGGTAACGGTAAGTTCTATACCTACGACCACTTCGGATCGATGGATAGTGACAACCTACTGAGTAAGATTAGATACTTGATTAAAGGATTCGATTGTAAGTGGATATTCTTAGATCATCTATCGATTGTAATCAGTGGTATCCAAGGAGACGACGAACGACGGTTAATTGATAACACCATGACTAAACTTAGAAGTCTAGTTGAAGAGACAGGATGTGGAATGATATTAGTATCACATCTAAAGCGAGTAGACAATGGTCACGAAGAAGGAGGACGAGTAAGTCTTCACCATCTACGGGGCAGTCAAGCAATCGCACAGCTAAGTGACATGGTAATTGGATTGGAGCGTAACCAACAAGCAGGTACAACAAGTAATGAGACTCGTGTTCGTGTGTTGAAGAATAGATTCAGCGGACAGACAGGACATTGTACTACTCTTGGTTATGACCACGACACAGGACGATACAAGGAGGACACTAATGTGTTCGAAGATACAACAGCAACAACTAACAACCCATTCTAAAAATTATGAAGTGGAATTACAAATCACCCGTCACCAAGTCTCATGGATATGAGGATGTGATAAATATATTGAGCAAGTATAACAAAGAATATTATGCGAACTGCACAGATGACGAACAGAATCAAATCGTTGAAGAAATATTTAGTGTTTATAGAGGTCGTAATATTTTTCCCATTCAGTACTACAACGAGAAAGGAATATTATATGAAATACATAAAGCTATAGATAAAGATGTTAGTTTCGATGGTGATGTTTTAGACCTGAAATACAACCAAGGTTCTAGTCTGTGTAGGTTTTTATTTCCTAATTTATCAACAGTCGACTGTAAAGGTAGCAAAAACAACTCTCCTTATAGTAAATTCATGGACGACCATAAATTAAAAAGAGCTATAGATTTTTGTTTAAGACATAAAACATCTAATAAACCTACTATGCCAAGTGGAATCAAGGATGGTTTGGAAATGTTGGGAGGTAATGTTGCAACTAATTTTAAACCTATGAACGCTAAAGCTCTTTACGAAAGGTACACACCTAAAAATGGTGTGATCTATGATTTCTCGTGTGGTTTTGGTGGTAGGATGCTGGGAGCTTTAAGTAGTAAAAACAACTATAGGTATGTGGGAGTTGAACCTAATACAGAAACCTTCAACAACCTTTTAATACTTGGTAGTTACATTGAAAAAGCTACGGGTACAAAAAATCGCTATACAATCAAAAAAATAGGAAGTGAAAGTATTACTGTTAATAAAGAAAGTTGCGTAGATTTTGCTTTTAGTAGCCCGCCTTATTTTTCTTTAGAGAAGTATAGCGATGAATCTACTCAATGTTATATAAAGTTTCCTACATTAAGTACATGGTTCGATGGGTATGTTAAAGCCACTATTCATAATATACATAAATTATTAAAAAAAGACAGGTTCTATGCAGTTAATATAGCTGACTTTAAACTAGGAAATGAAACCGTTTGGTTAGTTGATGAGTGGGTGAGATTAAGTGAGCAATGTGGTTTATCATTTCATCACAAGATTGACATGAAGCTGCAAAGTAGGAGGGGTATTGGACACTCTTCTAAAAATGGAAAAACAAAACAAGAAGGAATATTTGTATTCCGCAAAAATTAAAACAATTATGAAAACACTATTCTTTGATATAGAAACTAATAAGATAAAGGACTGGACTAACTTGTCTGACTTAAAGACGGTTCACTGTCTATCTATCTACGAACCAATGAACGCCAAGATGGTAACCTATCACGGTGACGGCATACAGAACGGACTAAGAGAGTTAGCTAAAGCAGATCGTATCTGTGGACATAATGTCATAGGGTTTGATCTACCTGCTCTGTCTAAACTGTACGGCTTTGCTCCTCCGTTGATACGAATACTAGATACGATGGTCATGGCTAAGTGTATAGTAGCTGATGTAAGGAACGATGACTTCCTACGTAAGGACTTTGATAAGAGTTTAGTAGGCAGTCACTCACTGAAAGCTTGGGGCAAACGAATGAGCAAGATGACTAAGCTGACTTACGGTGAAGAAGACGATGCGTTCGATAGCTACAACGACGAGATGCGTAAGTATTGTGAGCGTGATGTAGTTGTAACACACTTGCTGTTTGATTACTTAATGAAGAAAGAACCTAGCGGTGAGATGTTAGCATTGGAACACTGGTTCGCTTTCCTTATGAGACTGCAAGAGAAGCAAGGCTTTGCGTTTGATATAGATAAAGCAGAACAACTAGAGCTTGTGTTAGCTGGTCGTCGTGCTGACTTGTTGGATAGATTACAGAAAGAGTTTCCATCCAAGACAGAAGAGATGAAGACTCCGAGTGGTTGGTCCTTAGAGTTAGAGTGTAAGGAAGGTGTAGAAATAATCACAGCTCCTACTAAGACAGCACTTAAACAACAGCTGAAGAGTCGTAACTTAAAACAGACTTTAGTTAAAGATGCTGTACAGTTAGCACCTAAGACGAAGACTACCTTGTTCAATCCTGGTAGCCGTAAGCAAATAGCTGAACGATTAGGTGAACTAGGATACGACTTACCTAAAGAACCTGATGCTAAGACTCCGAAGGTAGATGAAGGTGTACTTAGAAGTATAGACCATCCGTTCGCTGAGGTGCTGTGCGATTACTTGTTGGTTACCAAGAGGTTAGGACAACTAGCAGAAGGCAATCAAGCGTGGTTAAAACTACAGAAGGACGGACGGATACACGGTAGAGTCAACACCAACGGTGCGGTGACAGGTAGATGTACACATCAGAATCCTAATGTAGCACAAGTACCTGCGTGTCGTGCTGAGTACGGAGCAGAGTGTCGTGATCTATTCAAAGCAGGTAATGGATACAAGTTAGTAGGTACGGATGCAGCAGGGTTAGAACTACGGATGCTTGCTCACTACTTAGCTTTCTACGACAGAGGTGCTTACGCCAAGACGGTAGTAGAAGGAGACATCCATACACTCAACCAAGAAGCAGCAGGACTGGAGACTCGTGACCAAGCAAAGACATTCATCTACGCTTTTCTTTACGGAGCAGGTGACGCTAAGATCGGAGAGATAGTAGGAGGTTCTGCTAAAGAAGGACAGATGTTAAAGCGTAAGTTCTTGAACAACCTACCTGCACTGAAGAAGTTACAAGCAGATGTACAGAGGAAGGTGGAAGCTGAAGGTAAACTAATTGGATTAGATGGTCGGGTACTGCCTGTTCGTTCCAGTCACTCCGCACTTAATATGTTGTTACAGAGTGCAGGTGCTGTGTGTATGAAGGTAGCACTGATACAACTGTTTCATAAGATGAACTCGATGAAGTGGCAGCACGGTAGAGAGTACAGCTTTGTAGCTAATGTACACGATGAGTTCCAAGCAGAAGTATTACCTGAGAAAGCACAGCACTTCGGTGAGTTGGCAGTCTTGGCTATCAAAGCAGCAGGACTAGAGTTGAAGTTAAACGTAATGCTTGATGGTGAAGCTAAGATAGGAGAGTCATGGGCACAGACACATTAGAACTTGAATACGATTACTACTTGAGTCTAGCTAAACTGTACGATACCATCGACTTAGACGTCCCGTGGGATTGGAAACAACAACAACAAGATATGCCAACATCTAAGTCACAACGAATCGGAGCGATAGCTGAGTCTAGATTTATAACTGAATGTTTAGAACGTAACTTCGAACCTCATGTACCTACTACACCTATGCCTTGGGACTTCATCGTCACTTGTCCAGCAGGTACACTGAAGGTACAGATCAAATCGACCAACGCAAAGACACCAGGTGAAAGCTATCAACTTAATACTAGCACAGGATGCAGGAACAAAGACCTTATGTGTGATTCGATTGATGTGGTAGGTTGTTATGTTGGACCTGCGAAGATGTGGTGGATGATACCACGCAATGAAATCAAAGGTGTATCGATCAAGCTAAACCCTGAGCACACATCAAAAAGTAAATATAAAAAATACCAAGAGAACTGGAGCTTATACTATGAGTAAGAAAACAACCCTATTAATAGACGCTGATGTTCTAGCGTTTGAAGCAGCTATTGTTGCAGAAGAATCAATCGAGTGGAAGGAGGAGATGTGGACAGTACACGCTGACATGGCAATGGCTAAAGCTCGCGTCGTTAACAGAGTGGAAGAGTTCAAAGACATGATGAAGACAGATAGAGTTGTCATGTGCTTGACTGATCGTGCTAACTTCCGACGAATCTTGAACCCTGACTACAAAGCTAACAGATCAAAGAGCAGACTGCCGATCATACTTAGACAAGTTAAGCAGTGGATCATCGATGAGTTCGACGGACAGATGTGGCCTAACTTAGAAGCTGATGATGTTATATCTATACTAGCTACTGACAAAGAGATGGATGAAGAGACTGTTATAGTCAGCATCGATAAAGATTTCAAGTCAGTTCCTGGTGTCTTCTACGACTACAACAAAGGAGAGTACCACCATCCAACAGAAGAGGAAGCCGATAACTTTCACTTGATGCAAACCATAATGGGAGATGCAACAGATGGATTCAGTGGTGTACCTAGAGTGGGTCCAGTTGGGGCTAAAAAATTATTGGACAAAGAAGGATACACTTGGGAGACAGTTGTTAAAGCTTACGAGAAAGCAGGACTCACAGAACAAGACGCATTAATGAACGCTTGGATGGCACGACTACTCCGAGCAGATAACTACTCATTCAGAACTAATACTATTAAAAAACTATGGACACCGAGAAACTACCAAACCAAGGATATACTAAAGATTTCACCACAGGGGCTAAACGTGACGGGGACATTGGACGCGGACGACCCAGCCTTATACCTCCGATCGCCTTACGCAGTCTCGCCAAAAGATTTGAAGATGGCGGCAAGCTTTACGGAGACAACAACTGGAGGAAAGGCTTCCCTTTAACGAGACTGTACGACAGTATGTTCAGACATCTGTTAGCACTGGCTGAAGGAGATGAAACAGAAGACCACGCAGGTGCTATACTTTGGAATGCTGCTGCTTGGATATGGATCAAGGATCAGATAAAGCGTGGTAATTTGCCACTAGAATTAGATGACATTGAGAACGATGACAAGTGACGAACTAGTACTCCCTGCTCTCAGCAAAGATTTAATAGATAAGCTTGACAAGCTGTACCCAGATAAATGTCCGCTGTTGACAGACGAAGAGAGAATGGTATGGTATAAGTCAGGACAACGTAGTGTAATTAACTACTTAAAAAATATATACGACGAACAACTTCAAGATAACATTATTACCAAGGATTAATACTATGTGTATGTCATCGCCTAAAATTCCACCACCACCTCCACCTCCTGCACTGCCTCCTGCTTCGACATTCGAACCTGAGAGTAAAGCTGTAACACAAGCACAAGCAAGGAAAGCACCGAAGCGTCGTAGAGGTACGGCTCAATTGACAGTTCGTCGTCCGTCTGTAGCTATGGGCGGTAGTGGTGGTACAGGTGTACAGCTTTCATCGTAACAAAATAACAAAAGGATATATATCATGCTTCGCTCTCTCGCAAAACTAACTCTACTTTCAGCAGGTACTTCAGCTGCGGCAGGTAGTTCATTTAGTGTCGAAAGGTCTAAGGGCTGGACGTTCTGTATAGAATCATCAGGTGTAACTTCAGGAGCTACTGTAGCAATCGAAGCTTATATCGGTGATGTATGGAGAACAGTAGACAGTCGTACGATCACAGCCACAGGTAACACTCTAATAAGAGACGACCACGGACACTACGAAAAGATAAGAGCTTCGATCACAGCTTACACAGACGGCAGTTACGATGTGTTTGCTACGGGTTCAGTGGAAGGACTTTAAGT